TTTAGTTCTAAGAAGGGATGCGCAGATTTTAGAAAATACTTTTAGCAGAACCAATAAAGAAAATTTAGACAAAGAAGCAGAAGCTAGGGCTGCTGTAAATAGACTTGTTGCAAGAAGGGCAGATATTGCAAGAACATTACAGAGAGAATTAAATACAATAAACAACCAAATTGAAGCAGCACAGAAAGCTAATGATGAAAAAGAAGTTGCTAGATTAAAAGAACTGGCAGCAACAAAACAAAAATTGTTAGATGAAGAAATAAAAAGAGAAGATGCTCAATTTAATCTTCTACAAGAAATAAGAAACACAGCACAAGAGCAAGAAATTTTCAAATTAATGCAACAATATGATAAGAAATTTGAATTAGCTCAGGGAAATGCAGAACTTGAAAAAGCACTTGAAGAAAAACAAACTCAAGAAATAAATGCAATAAAATCAAAATTTGAAAATGAAGCACTTGAAAAATCAAAAGCTACAAGACAACAAGACTTAGATAATTTTTTAAGAATTAATGAAGCTAAAAGAAGAAGCCAAGAACAACTAACACAAGCAACATCAGGAGCTTTAAGGTCATTTGTTCAATTAGCTGGAGAAGGAACAAAAGCTGGAAAAGCTGCTGCATTAGCAGATGTATTGATTAATACAGCAAGTGGTATCAGTAACGCAATAGCTGGAGCAACAGCAGCAGGAGCAGCAACAGGACCAGCCGCACCAATTTCAACTCCTTTGTTCATTGCTCAAATGGTAGCGCAAGTTATTGGTGGTATTGCGCAAGCAAAAGCGATTTTAAGCAAGGTTAAAGGCCCAACAGCAAGTGTTCCAAGTTCAGTTCCAACAGGTGGAGGAAGTCAGCCTCCTTCTTTTAACGTAGTTGGAAATTCAGGAGTTAATCAAATAGCACAAGCAGTAGGGCAACAAGGGCCAGTGCAAGCTTTTGTAGTGGCAAGTGCTGTTACAAACCAACAACAACTAGATAACGCAATAGTAGATACAGCAACATTATAAAAACAAACAAAATGGAAATAGTAGAACTAATATTAGATGAAGAAAACGAGATGACTGGAATAGATGCGGTGTCAATCGTAGAGAACGGCGCAATAGAAAGTGATTTTATTGCATTAGCAGAACAAGAAGTGAAATTAGCAAAGGTAGATGAAGAAAAGAAAATATTAATGGGAGCTGCCTTAATACCTAACAAGCCAATATTTAGAAAGAAAGGAGAAGACATGTTTTATGTTTATTTCTCTAAAGACACAGTAAGAAGAGCAGCAGAACTATTTTTTAAGAACGGCAATCAAAACAATGCTACTTTAGAACATAACATGGGAATAGATGATTTAACAGTTTTTGAAAGCTGGATAGTAGAAGACACTAAAATGGACAAATCAGCTAAGTATGGTTTTGAAGTTCCTGTTGGCACTTGGATGATATCAATGAAAGTTGAAAATGATGAGGTTTGGAATGACTACGTAAAAAGCGGAAAAGTAAAAGGTTTTTCAATTGAAGGATATTTTGCTGATAAAGCTAAAATGAAAAGAGATAGCACAGCACAAGAAATGGAGGCTATTTTAGAAAGTGAAGCTGTTTACATGCTAAACACGATTAGAGATATTGTAAAAGATGAAAAAATTACATTAGAAACTTACAATGATTATCCTGATGCTGTTTCTAACAATGCTAAACGTGGAATTGAACTAAACGAAAAAGTAAGTAATAAGTGTGCAACTCAAGTAGGTAAAATAAGAGCTACTCAATTAAGAGATAAGAAAAACATCAGCTTAGAAACCATCAAAAGAATGTACAGCTATTTATCAAGAGCTTCTGAGTATTATGATGAAAATGACAATGAAGCATGCGGAACTATCTCTTATTTATTATGGGGTGGAAAAGCTGGTTTAAGATGGAGTGAAAGCAAGTTAAAAGAACTAGGAGAAATTAATTTAGAGTCAATGCTTATAAATGATGACTTTGCTATTATAGATGACAGACTTGCTTATTCAACTAAAGAAAAAGCAGAAGAAATGGCAATTAATATAGGGTGTGAAGGAATACACACACATGAGTTTGAAGACAAAACATGGTTTATGCCATGTGAAAAGCACTCACTTAAAAAATACAAGTGTCCAAAAGGATATAAAAAAGATTATCAAAAACATAAATGCGTTAAAAAAAAAAGTAGTTATGCAGAAGTAGGGCCAAGAGGTGGTATTAAAAAAAGTCCAAAAGCTCCAGCAAGTGGAACACCTAACAGAAATCCAAAAGGAAAAGGAACTGCAAAAGGAGATGCTTCAACAAGTAGAGGTGCTAAAGTAAGTAAGACAGATGAATCAAAACTTCAAAAAAAAAGTGATGAGTTTAACGAAAGATACAAAGATAAGTTAGGTTATGGTGTTACAGTAGGACAGCTTAAAAGTGTATTTCAAAGAGGATTAGGAGCTTTTAATGTTTCACATTCTCCAAAAATTAAATCTCCAACTGCATGGGCTATGGCTAGGGTAAACGCTTATTTATATTTAGTTAAAAATGGAAGACCTCAGAATCCTAAATACACAGGGGATTTTGATTTATTGCCTTCTAAACATCCTAAATCTCCAAAAAATAAATAAAATGAAAAAGAAAAGAGAAAATAAAACAATGAGTAAAACATCTCCTAAAGGTGGTAAAAGGGGATGTTTGTGTGCTGATAATACTTATCATCAAAAGTGTTGTGATGGTTCACATCAAGCACAAGGGATAGGCCCAGTATAAAAAAGTTTTATAAAAAGTATATCATTTTATGTCTTAAAGCGGATTATAGACATGAAAGCGCAAGAAATACTAAATAAAATCAAGAACGTGGTTGGTGTGGAACTTTCAGAAGAAGTATCTGTACAACTCGAAGAATTAAAATTAGAAAACGGCACTATTCTAGTTGCTGAAAGTTTTGAAGCTGGCAAAGCAGTATTTATTAAATCAGAAGAAGAAGAAATTGCACTTCCTGTTGGAGAATATGCCTTAGAAGATGGCAGAAAGCTAATGGTAAAAGAAGAAGGTTTAATTGATGCTATTGCAGAAGCTAAAGAAGAAGAAGAAGTAGAAGCAAAAGAAGTAGAAACAGACCTTGAAGAAGAAAAAGAGGAGATGTATGTTACTAAAGAAGAATTTGCTTTAGCAGTAGAAGAAATTAAGTCAATGATTGAAAAAATCGGAGATAAAAAAGAGATGAGCGAAGAAACAGAAGTTGAAGAAAAAGAAGAACTATCTGCTGATGTCGCTGAACCTATTAAACATAATCCTGAAAAAGAAGATAAAAAATTCAATTTCAAAATATCCAATAAAATAGAAACTAAAATGGATAGGATTTACAACAGACTAAATAATAATTAAAAACAAATAAAATGGCAACAACAACAAGCTTAACAAGTACATACGCTGGAAAAGATGCTGCTGGATATATTGCTGCTGCTCTTTTAGAGGGTAACACAATAGCTAAAGGTGGTATTACTGTAAAGCAAAATGTAAAATTTAAAGAAGTAATCAAAAAATTAGCAACTGATGCTAACGTTATTAAGGATGCGACATGCGACTTTGATGCAACAGGAACAGTTACAATGACTGAAAGAATCTTACAACCTGAGGAGTTTCAAGTGAATATGCAGTTTTGTACTAAAGATTTTGTGAACTCATGGGAAGCAATTTCAATGGGCTTTTCAGCTTATAACAATCCACCAAAAGACTTTTCTAGCTATATACTAGGACATGTTGCTGGATTAGTAGCAGAAAGCACTGAAACAAATATTTGGGAAGGCGCAAATGCTTCTGCTGGACAATTTGATGGATTAGTTCCATTGGCATTAGCAGATTCAGATGTTATTGATGTAGCTTCTCACGCTGCTGTAACTTCTTCAAACGTAATTGACAAATTAGGTTCTATTGTAGATGCTATTCCTTCTGCTCTTTACGGGAAAGAAGATTTACACATTTATGTTTCACAAAACATTGCTAGAGCTTACGTTAGAGCATTAGGTGGATTTGCAAGTGTTGGTTCTAATGGTTTTGAAGGTAGAGGAACAAACCAAGATTTAGGAGATAACTTATTATTTGATGGTGTTAAGTTATTTGTTGCAAATGGATTAGCGGATGACACTGCAATGGCAGCTCAGAAATCTAATTTATACTTTGGAACAGGTCTTTTAAGCGACTATAACGAAGCTAAGATTATAGATATGGCTCCAATCGATGGTTCTCAGAACTTTAGAGTAATCATGAGATATACGGCTGGTGTTCAGTATGGAATAGGTTCTGAAATAGTTCTTTACCACGCTTAAGAAATTAACTAATAATGAGGGGTTGTAATACCCCTCTATTTAAACTATAAAATTATGGCATGTGATTTATCAGCAGGAAGGAACGTACCTTGTAAAGATGTAACGGGTGGTATATTTGCGGTTTACTTTGTGGATTATGGAGATTTAGGAGATATTACTTTAACAGCAGATGAAGTGACTGATGTTTCAGGAACATTCTCAGCATATAAATACTTAGTAAAAGGAGCAAATTCACTTGAACAAGCTATTACAAGCGAACCTGACAACGGGACAACATTTTTTGAACAAACTTTAACATTAAACCTACAAAAGCTAACAAAAGAAGATTTAGTACAGTTAAAACTTCTTTCTTATGGTAGACCTCACGCAGTTATTGAAGACAACAACGGAAACTTCTTTTTAGCTGGAAAAGAAAACGGTTTATCAGTTTCAGGAGGTACTATAACAACAGGTGCAGCAATGGGAGATATGAGCGGTACATCAGGACTTACTTTAACAGGTCAAGAAGTATTGCCAGCTAACTTCATTGCAAGTGCAACTAGAGCAAATCCATTTGCTGGATGTACTTCAGCTACTTGTACAGTTGTTGTAGGAACTAACAGCTAAGAACTAGGTTAAAAGTACTATGTGTTAAGGGGTATAGTACATGGGTGTGAAAAGGGTGGATGAGTGTAAAATTTTATCCACCTTTTTTTTTAAAAAATTAAATATGCAAATACTAAGCACAACAGGAGGCACAATAAATTTTATTCCACGTGAAAACATAGATGATAGCAAGACTTATTCTATTTTCATTTATTCAGAAGACAAAAACAAGAATGTTCTTTCTGCTTCAATAGCAACAATAGGCACTACTAGCTTTTATAACACTTTTGCTGCTGACATAACACTTGATGAAGGTTCTTTTTATAGAGTAGAAGTCAAAAATGCAACAGATGATGTTTTAATATTTAGAGATAAAATTTTCTGTACAGACCAAACTGCAAACGCTTATCAAATGACAAGCGGAGTTTATACTCAAGCACCTGAAATTCCAACTGCTAACGAATTTATATACTACGAAGGATGAATAACTTGCACTTTATAGAATTGAGCCAATATGAAAGACCTTTAGTAACAGAGGAAACTAACCGCGATTGGGTTGGAGTAGGTGAAGACAATGCCTATTATCAAGGTCTTATTGACTGTTTTATGGATTCTACTACTAATCAAGCAGTCATTACAGGTATTGCTCAACAGATTTATGGAAGAGGATTAGAAGCAACAGATTCAGCACAAAAACCTGAGCAGTTTGCAGAAATGAAAAAGCTTCTTAAACCTGATGTGTTAAGGAAGATTAGTTTGGATTTAAAGATGTTGGGCGAAGCAGCTTTACAGATTAGTTATAAGGGCAAAAAAGTACACAAGGTTACACATTTTCCAAGAGAAACGTTAAGACCTGAGAAATGCAACGAAAATGGCGATATAGAAGCTTATTATTATAGTGCTGATTGGTCAAAAGTTAGAAACAACACTGAACTAACTAAAATACCTGTTTTTGGTAGTAAAGGAACAGGCAATGAAGTAAAGATTATTAAAAGATATGTTACTGGTTATCATTACATAAGCCCAGCAGATTATTCCACATCCTATGCTACTCTTGAAAAGGAGATTGCAGACTACTTAATCAATGATGCTCAAAACTCTTTTTCGGGGACAAAAGTTATAAATTTTAACTCAGGTATTCCATCAGAACAGAAGATGCAAGAGATTAAAAGCCAAGTGATGAACAAGCTCACTGGTTCATTTGGCGAAAAGTGTATTATTGCTTTTAATCACAATGCAGAACAAAAGACAACTGTTGAAGATATTCCTTTAAATGATGCACCTCAACACTATCAATACTTAAGTGAAGAATGTTCAAAAAAGATTTTATTATCTCACAGAGTCACAAGTCCATTATTACTAGGATTAAGAGACTCCTCAGGCGGTGGTTTGGGTTCTAATTCAGAGGAAATAGAGAACGCTCAAAGGCTTTTCTCCAATACTACTATAAGACCTTATCAAGATTTAATTATAGATTGTTTAGATGAGGTTTTGGCAGTAAATAACATTTCACTTAATCTATACTTTAAGACACTTGATCCTTTAGAGT